CCCCCGTCGGGCAGCTCAATCCGCTGCTGGCATAGGGTGGGTCGCTGATGACGGCGGACAGTTCAGCGCCTTCCAGCTTCCGCAGCTCTATCAGAGCGTCCCCTTGAATGGCTACCCATCCGTCCGTCAGCATGTTCACCAGCTCGCCGCCGTTCATCCCCGTCCGCCCTCCGCACTGGCCGCACCCGGATAGCATTCCAGCAGATACGCCGCCGTTGCAGCGTCCAGCCCGCGGATCGTCACCGTGTAGGTGTCGCTGTCCGTGCTTTTCTTCGCGCCTTCCAGCGCTGCCCACGTCTGTGCGCCGACAATGCCGTCCACGCTCAGCCCGTTGATTTTCTGGAAGTCGCGCACCGCCGCTTCGGTTGCCTTGCCGAAAATGCCGTCCGCATCCAGCCCATAGGCCAACGCGTTCAGCATCTCCTGCAAGGCGCGCACCTCTGCACCTTTGCTGCCCCTCCGCAGCGTGATCCGCTTCGTCCCGGTCTCCTGCGTCTGCTGCTCACCCGCTGCCGCTTCGGCGGACGTGTCGCCGGTGCCGTAGTCGATTTCCTTGAAGTAGCCCGCGTGCGTCCAGCCGTTGGCCAGCGTAGACCCTGCCACCCTGCCCATGGAAGCGGAAGAATGCACGACGTTGCAGGCGCGTTCCCGCCCCTTCTTGTCCACATCCGTCAGGGCGTTTTCACCCGCATAAAGCCCGACATGGCTGAAATTTCCCAGCCCGTCCGCGTGATACTTCGCTGGATAGCTGCCCCCATCTTCGTGAATGAACAACGCCATGCCCACCTGAAGCCCTGCCTTCTTCGCCTCGCTGAGCGGCATCAGCCCCGTCACGGCCCGCGCCATGGCGTTGCTTCCCGCGTAGTCCATCTTTCCGCCGCAGGCACGCACAGCCGCCTCAATCATGGCTTGACAGTCCATTTCCTGATAGCTGCGCTTCTCCTGCGCATACTGGAGCGCCTGTGCTGCCACCTGCGCCCCTGTCGGCTTTGCCATCGTCATGTGCTCCTTTCAATGTCCGCCAGCAGCTCGCGCCGCTGCCGTTCCAGTTCGCCGCTGTCCGTCTCGATGCCGTGCATGGCCAGCAGCTCCGCTTGCTTGCGGATGACCTCCTGCGCCCCGTCCAGCATCCGGCACAGCCGCTCGATGATCTGCAAGTGGCTCATGTCCTGCCGCCTCCCGCCATCGCGCAGCCAAAGAAATAGCCCAGCAGAAACGTGCTGGGCAGTATCCAAATCAGGTGCAGCGGATTCATGCCTGCGCCCCCTGTTCGTCGTTTTCATCCTTCGGCATCTCCGGCCAGACAATGCTTGCCGGGAAGCCCTCCTGCTGCGGCACGTCCAGCAG